CTGGAGGTCTGCCTTCATGACCTCGCCCTGCCAGCCATCCGCCTCAGAGAGGGTCCGCCCCTCCATCAGCTTCTCAAACCACCAGTTTTCCTCCGGCCCGAGGCTCAACAGCTTCTGCTCCTGGAGGGCCTCTGTCTTTGGGAACTGGCGCACGTCAAATCCGGTCAGGTCGCGGGTCATCAGCAGGTGGAGGAGGGCCTCACGGCCCCCGCTGTCCAGCTCCGCCCGGATGGCTTTGAAATAGTCCTTGTTCTGCATCTGCTTGTCGCCCACGTCCAGGACAAAGAAGCGCCGTTCATCGGTCCCGGCGGGCACCACCCAGTCGCTGTTCGATGCCATCATCAGGTGGACGTAGTTGGGCGCGGCCTCAGCGTCCACGCCCTTCCCCTCAATCATGATGGTCTCCTCTGTGACCATGGTCTTGAGGATCGCCTCATGCTTCTTGTCCCCGGCATAGAACGCCTCATCACCGAACAGCACCACGCAGTCCCGGAGGTGGGCGTTGAAGCTCCCCACAAGGTGCTTGGAGTCACTGACCTGGAGGAAGTGGCGGCCCCAGAGGGAGCCAAACGCCTTCACAGCGAAGCTCTTGCCGGTGCCCATCCGGCCCCGCATGACAATGGCGACCTCACCGGGGCTGTCGGGCTTCTGGACGGCCCGGGCTATCCAATTCATGAAGTATTCAAAGTGCTGCTCATTCCCCCCGCACACGTTGTCGTGTACGTGCTTCAGGAACAGCTCGCAGGAGCCCGGCTTGGCCTCGCATGCGAAGCCCCGCCAGAGGTTGAAGGCGTCTGCGACCTCCCGCCCAGGGGCGAACATGATTGTGCGGTACTGACGCCGGTTCTGGTTCTGGAGCCACCACTTGCCCAGGGGCATCTTGACGTCATTGCCGTCCTTGTCCTGCCCCACAACGATCTGGACGTGCATGTAGCGGTTGCGGAAGTCCTCAAAGCTCTGGCGGCTGATCCTCTCCCGGTTGAGGGCGAAGTCCATGACCTCGCTGATCACCCGGCACCGGCCCCCGATGTCCTCAATCACCGCGTGCTCCTCATTGAGCTTGCGCAGCCAGGGGTCAATCGCCTCCTCGTGGGCCCTCTGTATCTGGCGGGCCACGTACTGTTGCGGGCGCGGCTGCTCCAGGACGTGGGCGCTGATCCCGTAGTCCGGGTCAAGCACGCACGCGGCAATCATGTCGTCCTCCACCCCGGCGCGGATGAGCTCGCACAGGACCGCAAACAGGACCTCTGAGCGGCTGGGGTACTTGGTCGGGTCATCCGGGTCATCGCCGTTGACGATGAGCATCTTGGTCCGGGGCGTCACGTTGGGCGGCAGCTCTTCCAGGCTCTCCAGCCGGGGGATGTTCCCTGAGAGCTTGACCTGCGGCCCCCCGGGTCCGGTGGTCTGGACGCGGGGTGCTGGGGTGAACTCCTTGATGGAGTAGATGCGGGACCAGTCTGCATCCATCACCCGGGCGAGGGCCTCCACCCGGCCCTTCTTGTGCTTCTTTTCCCCGGGGACGTTGACCGTGCCCGGGAGGCGCATGATGCGGTCAATGTTGTGGCAGGCGTCCGCCTGGAGCAGCACCTCAACCTGGAGGTTGTATGCCTCCATGGCCGCTGCCTTCTCCTCGCTGCCGTCTGTCCTCTGCTCCTCATCCAGAAGCCAGAAGCCCTGGAAGCCCCCGCCGCTGTCGATGATGACCGTGGGCGGTGGGTTGAACTCCCTGAGCATCCGCTCAGCCCGCTCCCGCTCGCTGTCCAGGGGCTCGCCCGGCCTCGGGTCCACGTCCACGTGGATCGCCGCCATGCCCCTGATCTCTGTCTTCTTGGGCTTGGAGCTGACCGATTTCATGACCGGGTTCACGGTGAAGTAGATGTTCTGCTTGCCCTGGCGCTCCTCCAGCCAGTCCCCCATGCGCTTCTGATCGCCGGCCTGGAAGGTCGCGGTGCTGGTCCGCCCCCCGTCCACCATGATGGAGGTCAGGACCCAGGGACCCTCGGGGGCCCAGGCCTGGAGGAACTGTACTGCCTCTGATGTGTTTCCCTTCAAGTTAAGTCCCCCACTATATACAATTTTTCAACAGTTTTCTGGTCCCCACCTTGACGTTTGCGGAGGTCAGTGCGGCTGGGGTACTCAACATGGACCGTTGCCCAATCGGGTCCCTGAAACTCACTGACGAACATCAGGGCACCCCGCTGCGCACCATCCCTCACCCAGTCCCAGAAGGCATCGCTGTCGAAGGGTCCCGTTGCGTAACCGTTGGTGACTCCACGGTAGGGCGGGTCACAGTAGAACACATCACCGGGTCCGGGCGTCCAGTCCCAGTAACAGGCGTTTGTGAAAATAGTGGACATGGTTGCCCCCACTTTGCGGATCAGCGCCCTGGTTGAATCTCCTGTCGCGTTCCTCCTGGCGTCCCTGGCATATCCTCCACGCCATTTGCCGCCGTAGCTGTTGCCTTGGAGGATGAAGAATGTAAGGGGGTTGTTGTGATCCCCCCCGAGGGCTTCTTGGTACATTTGCTCAGACACCTCAGCTGGAGGCTCCCAGCCCCCCCGTACAGAGTTAATCAGTCGGATTAAGGGCGAACAGGCGTCTGATACAAACTGCGGTTGAAGGGCCACTGTCGCACTCATCCCCCCACAGAAGGGTTCAATGAGCCTCCTGTCCCGGACGTGGGGCAGGATAGACCCAGCCAGCAGTTTTGCGATCCTATGTTTCCCGCCTATGTACCTCATCAGTCAAGTCTCCCATCCACCAGGAAGGCCGCAGCCCCGGCGGGTGTCTCACCCCTCCAGGCCGCAGCCGCCTCCAGCTCTTGTTTGTTGGGGGGAGCGTCCCGTGTGTCAGCCCAGAGGGTGATCACGTCGCATCCCCGGAATATCAGCCACTCACGGCCAACCCGGAGGGTCAGCCAGCAGTTGCCGCCGTTGTGCCACCGCCGGAGCAGCCATGTGCGCTGCTCCGGGGTCGGTGGATGGTTGAGCTGGAGGGGTCCGCCTCGGGGCGGCCACCTGTCTGCATGCTTCAGCTCTGTCCAGCCCTCAATGTAGTTGACGTCAGGCGTCCCCGGCAGCGCTGGGTTCTCCACGCGCACCGGGTCCAGCTTTATTTTCACCATGGGGGTCCGCAACACGTCCCACATCTGCTTCTCACTCGGCACTCGGGACCCTCTCAAACTTGAACTCATCCAGCCGGTCGGTGATGTTCATCTTGTTGGACTGTTCATATGCCTTGGTGAGCCCCGGGTCCCGGTGGAGCCCATCGGCAAGCAGGCCCCGCTGGCGGGAGCAGGCACGCTGTAGGTCCTCCGCATCATCCTCATAGGTAGCCCCCGAGGGGACATGGGTCACCCGGTAGCGCCCCGGGCCTCTCTCCTGCGTCTCCATCAGCGGGCCTCCTGCGGGCCAGCCGCCTGGTCTTGATAAACACCGTCATACGGGTGGAACGTGGGCTCATCCAGGAGGTGGAAGATTACCTGGCAGATGCCAACACCCTGCCGGAGGCAGAGGGGCTCCCGGGAGTGGTTGGTCAGCTCCAGCGTCAGGAAGCCCCGCCAGCCCGGCTCAATCACTGTGTTCTGGCAGGCAAGCCCCCGGCGGGCCCAGCTGCTCTTGTCGTGGACCACCCCGAGGAGGTCAGGGGGCATCTGAAACTCCTCTATGGTACTGGCAAGGGCAAACTCCCCGGGGTCAAGCCTCCACAGGTGCTCGCCCAGCTGGTAGGCTCCCTTGACCCGGTCCAGCCGGAGGTCATACCCCGCCGGGCTGCAGCCGTAGGTGAAGCGCTGGCCGTCCGCCTCCACCTCTGTCCTGGGTTGCGGGCTCACCACCGGCCTCCGCCGCATGATAGACTGTCCACTCAAGATTGTCACAGTTGTCCTCCATTTCTGCTCCAGGGAAGCCTCCAGAATAACCTCCCGGCACCGCGCCGGGAAGCCACATCAATTGTCACTCTGCCTCACCCCACGAGGGGCCCACCTCGACGTCCACCCTCATGGGCACGTTGAGCTGTCTCACGTTCTCCATCACCAGGGCTGCCTGCTGGGCCTCCGCCCGGTCGCGCACCCCGAAGTCAACCTCGTCATGAACTTGAAGTTGGAGGGGATAGCCCAGGCGGTCCATCTCCACCACTGCTTCCTTGGTCTGGTCAGCGGAGGAGCCCTGGATGAGGCGGTTGAACGCCTTGTGCGTCCAGTCCCACTCCCCGTTGTCCTTGAGGGGGAAGTGGCAGCGCCGCCCGGAGAGGGTCTTGATGTATCCCTGGGCCTCAGCGATGTCCTGGCAGTGGTTCGCCATCTTGCGGACAAACGGCACCCGGCGGTCAAACGTGTCGGTGAGCTCCTGACCCTCCGGCCCCGCTGCCTCCCAGTACCGGACCTTGTAGCCTGCCTTGCGCCCGGCCTCCGCCTTCTCCATGACCTCCTCCCGGGTGGCGAAGTCCTTGAACTGCCGCCTCCGGCCCTTCTGCCAGCTGAGCCGCCAGAAGGTGGGCAGTCCGAGGTCGCGGCAGAGCTTGGCCCCGCCCATCCCGTAGGACAGTCCCAGGAAGATGTTTTTGGCTGGCTTGCGCTCAATCCCGGCCATGTCAGCCATCATCTGGTGGAAGTCCGTTGACGGGTCCTCCCGGTAGCGCCGCGCTGCCTCCAGCGCCGCCTCGTGCGCGGCAGCCCCGATCTGGGCCGGGCCTGCCTCAACAGCGAAGTGGACGGCCTGCCGGGGCTCCTGCTGGGAGTAGTCGAGCGATGCCCACTGGAGGCCCTCGTCAGGCTCATAGATGGAGCGCCACATGGGGCCAATCTCTGGGTCCCGGGCGGGCTGGTTCTGGAAGTTGAAGTTGGCAGAGGACAGCCGCCCATAGGCAGCGCCCTCGCTGTCCCCGCTGCCGTTATCCTTCTCCCGGCGGAGCTGGTTGAAGGTACAGTGGGCCCTCCCGTTGGTCAGGTGCTTCTGGACGGGCTCGACAAAGGTGGAGCGCAGCGTGGCCATCTTCTTGGCCCTGCGGAGGTGCTCCCCTATCGGGTGGTTGAGGCCGTCTAGCACATCCGCCGTGACGCTGTCCTTGCCGCTCTTTGCCGTCTTGGGCAGCTCCACCCCGAGGCCCCGGAGGACCAGGGCCAGCGCCCCCGTGTTGGTAATGTCGATCAGGGCGAGGCGGTGGCCGGTCGGGCAGAACTCGTTGGCCGCGTCGATGGCCAGCTGCTGCTGTTCCCGGGCCCAGTCGCCCACCTGCGCCAGGCGGTCCTCGTTGACCCTCACACCCCTCCGGCGCATCTTCACGAGGACGGGCAGCACCCGGCTCTCAAGGTTGTACACCTCCCACAGGTCCTGCTCCTCAATCTCCCTCTCCTGCCGCCGGAGGAGGGTGAGAGGGAGCCGGGCGTCATGCTCAGCATAGGGTCCCACGAACTTGCTGTGGAGGGACCAGAGGCCCCCCTTGGCTGACCGGCCCTTGTAGCCGTAGGCAGCCAGCGCCTCCATGAGCAGGCCCTCATCCTTCCCCGGGATGCCCCGGCGCTCGCTGATGGCTGCCAGGCTGTAGCTCATGTGAAGCTCATTGATGAGGGGGTCCGCCACCTGGACATCCCGGAACCACTCCACCTCGGGGAACTCAACGCCCTCCTCGGCAAGGAAGTCCAGGTCATAGCCAAGGTTGGCCCCGCACAGGGAGCCGGGGAACTTCTTGGCCATGTCCCGGACGTAGCGCAGGACCTGCTGGGGGTCCAGGTTGCCCCCGTCCCCGTGCCTCATAGGCAGGTAAAAGCCCGGCCCGTCCTCAATCGCAAAGCTGATGCCCGCGATGAAGCCGCCCCGGCGGACACCGGGGCCCATCGTGGTCAGGTGGTCATCCCGGGTCTCAGTGTCCAGCCCAACCCTCCCCCGGCCCCAGTCCGTTGGGAGGTCAGCCATTGAGGGCGGGGTCCAGGAGCTGTCAGGCGTGAACAGGGGCAATTGTGCGTGCAATGCGGGCCTCCAGCTTCTTCACTCTCTTGTCGTTCATGCCGCCCACCTTGATACGGGCGTGCCTCACTGTCGTGCGGTCCCGCCCGAAGTGCCTGCCGATGGAGGTCAGGGACTGCGAGGGGCAGAGCCGGGTGGCGAGGTACATGGCGACCATCCTCGCCCCGGCAACGTCCTTGCGGCCCCGGGAGCGGGCCAGCAGCGCATGCCTCTGCTGGCCGTACTCACTCCCCACCTCCTGTAGGATGCGGTCAAGGTCTGTCACTCGCCTTCTCCCTGGTATCCGAACGGCTCCGCCTGCCCGGTCGGGTCAGGCCGGGGCGTCCGGGCGTCCTCTGCCAGCACTGACACGAGGCTGATGGCCTCCTCCAACCATTCGTTCCCCCGGGTCCAGCCGTCCACGAGGGCGATGATGTGCGCCTCTGTGGCCGGAACGTCTGCCGAGTCAAGGAAGCGCCGGAGCCGGTCGTCATCCGCCAGCCCCCGCTCCCCCGCCGGGACCAGCCCCGGGATGGTGGTCGCGACCTTCTGGAGCTTGACGAGGTAGCTGGCGGCCTTCTCCAGGTCCCGGGCCCCGCCCTTCTGCCTCCACCGGCTCACGTACTTGGTTGCCGCGCTCTCCAGGTAGCCCAGGTCAGTCTCTGCCGCCCAGTCCCAATGCTGGTATGCCGCCGCATAGTGGGTTCCACCCACCTGTTGTACTGCTGTCGTGTTCATTCAATCGCTCCCATCCATTTCCAGCCCTCTGCGCGGAAGTCCTGGATGAAGTCCCAGGCCTCCGGCGGGAGGGTGTCGTCAGCATTCTTCTTGTCAAATGAGGCGTCCATCTGGCGCTTCATCACGGCAGCGGCCTGGTTGCCCATGGCCTCCTCATCCCAGCACCACAGCCAGAGGTCCAGGCTGTCCGCCGCCCGGAGTTTTTTCCAGTCCTCGGGGGACAGGGCGTGCTCATCCGGGAGCCGGAGGGAGCGCATCACGCGCCGATCCTCCCGCTCCAGGTTCTCCCCGATCCCCAGACGGGTGATGGACGGTGACGGGATGTCCCCTGTGCTCACCTCGGGGATGTCGTGGAACAGGGCGAAGTCCAGCAGGTCGCGGTCATCTGGCCAGAGGAGCCGGAGGATCACGCAGACGCCCCAGGAGTGCTGGCTGTTGAGGTATGTCTCTGCCTTGGGCCACAGGTGACACCTTGCGATCCTCCCAGCCTGGCGGACGTGTCTGATGCGGTCAGTCCTGTTCATCGGCTGCCTCCTGGCGCTTGCGATCTGCGGCCGTATCGCGGTTGTCCAGCCAGAGCTCAGCCCCCAGCCTCCAGTCAAGGTCCCCGGGCATCTGACCCAACACCTCCCGGGCTGCTGCTGTCCCGTCCTGCTTGTAGGCGCGGTGGGCCATCACCATCGGGCACGCGACCTTTCTCAGGAAGCGGGACCGGATGCCGATGCGGGCCGGGTCGTCAATGAACATCTCCACGTCATCCGTGAACTCCGCCAGCCGGAAGGAGGGGTCAAACATGGGCGATGTCGCAGCCGCGCCGGAGGTGTAGGGGTCATCCCGGAGGCTGACCAGTCCCACGCCCCCGTCATAGGCGTCGTTGTCGGTGCCCCAGGGCCACTCCTCCCCGGCCTTCCCCATTGTGGAGAGGTAGCCGTGGAAGTTGTTGCTCACCTGGTAGTACCGCCCAACCGGGACGCCCACCCCGGCGGCAATGACCTCCTGGAGCACGCTGAAGTGGACAGAGTTTGCCCCGTAGGCACCCCAGACCATGTCGTTGGAGCGGTTGTACACCGTGAGGTTGAGCCGCCCGTCCATGCCCACAGAGGGCAGAGCGGAGAGGTTACAGGGGATGTCCCTGCCGCCGCTGTCCGCCGCGTCCTGGTCGATGTGGGCGTCATACATCTGGATTACAACCCTCCGGTCGCTGGGGTCGGCCTTCAACCGCCGGATGGCCCAGCCGATCTGGTCGCGAGCCAGCCCCGTCCCGGCCTGCTCGCTGTCCTCAGTCCAGAAGTGCCGCCGCCATCTGTGACCATAGGCCCCGGGCTGCGTCACGCCCCCGTCATCGCTGAAGTTGGCCATGTTCTTCACAAACGGGAGGAGCGGGGCGAGGTCATTGCGGCCAGCCAACATCCACAGGCTCTCAAAGAGGTGGAAGAATGGGTTGGCATCCCGCCCCGGGTGCAGCATCACGCGCTCCTCTGGGCGCTCATAGACAGTCGTGACCGGGTGCGGGGCCACCAGCACAGGCCCGTTGCGGCTCTCCCTCTCCACCCCGTCACTGCGCAGGAGCGATGTCCCCGCGAACAAGGCATAGTTGACGTTGCGTGCGCCGATGGTGATCATGTGCGAACCTTCCCTGTCATGATGGCGGTTGTGCCCCGGAGGAGCGCCCGGAGGGGGAGTCGCGCCTGGGCGTGTAGGAAGGCCATGCGGTGCTGGAACTCAACCCAGCCCCGGGCCTCCTCCTGTATGTCGTGCTGTTGGCTCACTGGACCACCGTCCCGCCAGCCACTTCCCGCTCGTGGGGAGGCAGCCCCAGCTTGGCGTTGAGCTCCGCCCGGGGAATGGCCGGGAGGATTGCCCGCTGTTCCCCGTTCACGAGGTAGGGCCGGGCGAACTCCTCCACCTCGGGCCAGACCTCAATCAGCTTCTTGACGGTGGTGACGCTGTTCATCGCAGCCTCCGCCGTCTTGGTTGCGCGGGTGACCTCTGTCTCAAAGTCCGACGCCTCGCCCTTGAGGTCCGTCAGCCGCTTCTCCATCGGGTGCCCAGCCTCATACTGCTTGACGCACTGTCCCCGGACCTTGGCCGGGAACGGGAGCTCAGGACGCCTGAAGGAGCCGGTGTTGGTGGCCAGCTCTGGGCTTGCCTCCTTCGCACCGCACTGTCGGAGGGTGGGGGTGAGGCAGCCGTTGCCCATGGAGCCGTTGAAGCAGAGGCGCTCCATGTCCCCGGCCACGTACACCTTGATGTCGTCATCGGTCGGGAGCCAGCCCCGGGGGAGGGCACGGATGGCCTCCAGGTCCCCGGCCAGGGCGTCCTCATAGAACTCAACAGCCAGCGCGGCACTGCGGTCAACGAGGTCTTGGGCCCTCTCCTGGAAGGCCCGGGTGATGAGCTTCTTGAGCAGGCTCTCCCGGATGTGCCGGGTCAGTCTTGCGGATGCCATTTGGTTCCTCCTTTTCTCAGCTTCCACGGCCCGGTACATACATTGAACGCGGGCGTCCTTCCCCGAGCTTGACGCGCAAATGTTTGTCTGTTTCGCACAGGGCGTTCTGGATGTCGGACAGCTCTATGCGGGGG